TGTATAGTCATAAACAATGTATCGTTTTGTAAAAACAATCCAAACTGACTCAAATCAAAGTCTTGATCTTGCAAGTTGTAATGACCTCTGATTGTGTATATATCAGCATCATACTTTCTGTCTCTGTTTTCAAGAAATAATAAATCTTGTATGTTTGTTTCTTTTACAACATCATATACAGGCTGTTCAACTGTTGCATCATCTGCCAATGTGGTCTTTGGACCAAGATACTTGTGAATATTAAAATCAGTCCCTCCAACGGTAAACTGTTCGTAGACAATACCATCTAGGAAGGAATAATCTTTTGTTTTCTCGGGTCTGTATAAACTAAGTCTTGGCATATGTATATTTAGCATAAATACTAGTGGAGACAAACTATGGCCGAACTTACAACACAGAAACAAGAAATATTTGATTACGTAAATGCCTTTCTAGGTGGCGGAATGGTAGATGTAGAACTAGATCCTATACACTACGAAACTGCACTAGGAAAAGCAACTGCACGATATAGACAACGCAGCGAAAACAGCGTTGAAGAAAGTTATATTACTCTTGCACTAACCGAAGATGTAAATGCATATACACTACCTAATGAAATAATCGAGGTACGTAAAGTTCATAGACGTAGTGTAGGAAGTAGACTTGGCGGCAACAGTGGCGGAACAACATTTGAACCGTTTAACCTTGCTTATACAAACACATACTTGTTGGCAGGTAGCGGCATAGGCGGACTTGCTACATACGATTTCTTTGCTCAACAACAAGAACTAGTAGGAAGAATGTTCGGTAGTTTTATCGAATTTGTTTGGAACACTAGTACAAAAAAACTAACTATATTAACAAGACCAAGAGCTGAGGAAGAAGTATTGCTGTATTGTTATAATCATAGACCTGACTTTGAGTTGTACAAAGACTACAAAGCATTTCAATGGATTAAGGAATATACTCTTGCTAACTGTAAATATATGTTAGGTGAAGCACGTAGTAAGTTTGCTACTATTGCTGGCCCTGGTGGCGGCACTACACTTAACGGTGATTCACTTAAAGCCGAAGCTCAACAAGAAATGGAAAAACTTGACAACGACTTAGCTATGTCTGTTGCAGGTGGTGTTGGCTACGGATTTTTAATTGGATAACAGATTTACTAATATCAAAAAAGTAATAGCAGGAGGTTGTAGTTTTACAGCAGGCTCTGAACTTGCAGACGAAAGTTGGGATCGTATTCATAAAGGAATATGCTACGAGATAAGCTATACTGCATGGCCAAACTTGCTTCAAGAAAAAATGTTTCCCAATGCAACAGTTGATAATACTGCTGTGCCAGGTGCAGATTACGGCAGTATAGTTAGACGTGTAATATATCAAACTCGCCGCCATTTAAAAATACACAAACCAGAAGACATTGTTGTAGTTGTAATGTGGACAAGTATTTTACGCAGAGAATATCCTAGTATATATCCTGCAGGTAGAAAAATAAAAACTCACGAAGATAGATTTTTAACTTCATTGCCTTCAGACGGAGACGGTAAGACTAGAGGTTATTCAAATGAAATGTTGTACAGTAGAAGACAAATGTGGGCGTCAGAACATTTAACACGAACACACGTAGAGTTTTATGCTAGACGTGACACGCACGATAACCATGTATATTATCCACTACAGCAACTTGAATATTTAACAAACTGGCTTGAGAATCATAATATTAAATATTTTTTTACGTCGGCATTTAAAGATATAGAACCAGAGTTATTAAATCAAGACAATGTGTTTTTACAAGACATGATCGCAAGATTGGATCTTCCTAATAATGTACACAAAGAAGATGGCCTTGGATTTCATAACTGGGCAACAAAAAACAAATACAAACGTGGAAAAGAATCAGACCATCCTCTCGAACAAGCACACATTGATTGGGCAGATCTTTTTTCAAAATGGATATTGACAAAGTCTAAATAATATGCTATATTAAACTTATGAAGAAAAAGTTACTAGTTATTGGCCACGGCCGACACGGTAAAGATACTGTGTGCGAAATATTAAGAGATACGTATGGTTATAGTTTTGAGAGCAGTAGTCAGTTTTGCTCCAAGTTGTTTATTTACGATCAGTTAAAGGACAAGTATGGATATGATAATGAAGAACAGTGTTACGCTGACAGGCATAATCACCGAGCAGAATGGTATGATGCTATCTGCGATTATAATGTTCCTGATGCAGCGACTCTAGGTAGAGAGATGTTTGCAGCCTATGATATCTATTGTGGGCTTCGAAATAAAAAAGAATTTCACGCTATGAAAAACACAGGTGTGTTCGACTATTGTATATGGGTTGATCGTAGTGATTACTTACCTCCTGAACGTAGAAATAGTATGAGCCTTGAACAATGGATGGCTGATTTTACTATTGACAACAACGGAAGTCTTGACGATTTATATTTTAATGTAGGTGAACTTATGAGTTATATACGTACTTAACCCCTAAAAACCGCCTTTTTCTCCGGCGATCTGCTAAATAGTTGTAAGTGAAACACTTTACAGGAGAAATTTAAAATGGCATTAACTTCACCAGGTGTAGAGGTCAGCGTTATTGATGAGAGTTTTTACACTCCAGCAGAACCGGGCACAGTACCTATAATATTTGTCGCAACAGGCGAAAATAAACTAAACGGCGCAGGAACTGGTGTTGCACCAGGAACTCAAAAAGCCAATGCAGGTAAACCATACCTACTAACATCGCAGCGAGATCTAGTAGATACGTTTGGTGATCCTACATTTTATACAGATGCTAACAACAATCCTATTCATGGCGGAGAACAAAATGAATACGGGTTACAGGCAGCATATTCATATTTAGGCGTAAGCAACAGAGCGTATGTAGTAAGAGCAGATATTGACCTTACAGCAATATCAGCTAGTTCAACGCCAACAACTGCAAACCCGGCAAATGGAACTTACTGGTTAGATACTCAAGTAACAAAGTTTGGTGTTTTTGAATGGAACGGCAGTGCTGAATCAGCAACTAACAAAGTTGGTCAAACATTTACTAACAAAACACCAACTGTTATTACTGATACAACACAAACTACAGGATCATCTCCGTTTGCTCCAAAAGGTGCAGTTGGCGCAATTGGCGACTACGCAGTTGTAGCAGTTTCGACTATTATCCGCACATGGTATAAAAATACTTCAGGTACTTGGGTACAGGTTGGTAGTGCAGATTGGAAAGGCAGTTGGCCTTCAGTAACCGGTACAGCAGGTACTCCAACATTTACAGTAAATGATACTATCACTATTGGATCTGCAGAAGGTCTTAGTGTAACAGTTACGTTAACAGGAACTAGCCTTGCTTCAGCTGTAAGTGATATTAATATAGCACTGGGTGCAGTTGGAATCACAGCAGAGGCAGTAGATAATAGATTAGTATTTAAAAATACTGGCGCAACACATTCAAACATTGTTCTTGGTAACGGTACAGGAACACCACTAACTGATGCAGGTATTGCTGCTGGAACATATTATCCTCCAGCACATCAAGCAACAGCTCACACAAGCGTTCCAGAATGGAAAACAGCAGACTCTGTATCTCGTCCAACAGGAAGTGTATGGGTTAAAACAACTACACCAAACAGTGGCGCAGATTGGAAAACAAAAGTATGGAATGGTTCAACTGAACTATGGGATGCAGTAAGCACACCAATATATACTTCAAACTCGGCAGCACTAGTTGGATTAGATAAAACAGGTGGTGGTGCAAATCTAACATCGCTTAATGTTTATGCAATGGCAAATGTTACAGAAAGTGCAACAAATCTAGCCAACTTCACTCTTTACAAGCGTAATGCTACAGGTGCAACAACTATTACTAGTAGTGTAGTTGATAGTACTACATTTACATCAGGCGGCAACGATTTTACTATTCAAGAGACTGTAAAAGGAAGTGCAACATTAAGTACAGTAGTAAATATTGCATTCACTGCAACAGGTGCAACATCAGATGCAGATTTAATGGCAGCAGCTATTAACGCGGCAGGATTAGTTAATGTTACTGCTAGTGTCGATTCAAGCAACAGAGTTGTAATAACACATGCAATCGGCGGCGACATTAGATTTGTAGATGGTGCAAATACTCCATTAACAGATGCATTTACTGCTTGGAACTACTCAACAAAATCAGGAACTGCAAACTTTTACGATTCGCCAACTGGATTGTCAAACGCATACATTGCGACACTTTGGAAAGAACTAACTTATACAGCAAGTAATGATGCTCCAACTGCTCTTGCAGCAGACGGCGCATTATGGTATAACAGTGTAGTTGACGAAGTTGATATCATGGTACATGATGGCGATAAATGGGTTGGATACTTAAACAGCGATTCACCATATTACGATGCTACACCTGCAAATGCTCCAGACCCAGAAGGTCCGATTGTTGCTGCAAGTGAACCAGTAGACGGAGATCGTTCAGACGGTGGCAATCTTGTAACAGGCGATATTTGGATTAGTACAGCAGATCTTGAAAACTTTCCAAGAATCTATCGTTGGAACAATACACTAAACAGTTGGGTTGAACTAGATACAACAGATCAAACAACTGAAAATGGTGTACTATTTGCAGATGCACGTTACAACACAGCAGGTGCAAACAGTAGTACAGCAGGTACTATTGCTAATCTGATTACTAGTAACTTTGTAGATGTAGATTGTCCAGATCCAGCACTATATCCAAAAGGCATGATACTTTGGAATCTACGTAGAAGTGGCTTTAATGTTAAGCGTTTTGAGCGTAACTATGTAGACTTAGCAGCAGACAATGAACGTTTTGGTGACGAGTCAATGTCAGCATATTATCCGCATCGTTGGGTTACTGAATCAGCTAATGAAGCAGATGGCTCAGGTAGTTTTGGACGTAAGGCACAGCGTAAAGTTGTAGTACAAAAACTACAAGCAATGCTAAACGAAAACCAGGACATTCGCGACAACGAATCACGCATCTTTAACTTAATGGCAACACCAGGTTATCCAGAGCTAATCGGAGAAATGATTACACTAAACTATGACAGAGGCCTAACAGCATTTGTTATCGGTGATTCACCTTTCCGTTTAACACCAGATGCAACTTCTCTTAACGAATGGGCAACCAACGTTAATACAGTTGTTGAAGATAATGATAACGGACTTGTAAGTAGAGATGAGTACATGGGTGTTTATTACCCAAGTGGATTTACTAGTGATAATGCAGGCAACAATGTAGTTGTTCCGTCAAGTCATATGGTACTACGTACTTTCGCACTAAATGACCAAGTTGCGTATCCATGGTTTGCACCAGCAGGTACAAGACGTGGTGGAGTTACAAATGCAACTTCAACAGGTTACATCAACGGCGAAGGCGAGTTTGTTGCATCAGCACTAAACGAAGGACAACGAGATACATTGTATCAAAACAACGTCAACCCTATCACATTCTTAACAGGTGCTGGGCTAGTTGTATTTGGACAAAAAACTCGTGCAAGAAATGCAAGTGCTCTTGATAGAGTCAACGTTGCAAGACTTGTAGTGTACTTACGTAGTCAGTTGAATCAGTTAACAAAACCATATCTATTTGAACCAAATGATAAAATCACACGTGATGAAATCAAAGCACAGGTAGAAAGTTTAATGGTTGAACTAGTGGGACTAAGAGCTCTATATGACTTCTTAGTTGTGTGTGACGAATCAAACAACACACCAGCGAGAATTGATAGAAACGAGTTGTACGTAGATATTGCTATTGAACCAGTCAAAGCAGTAGAGTTTATCTACATACCGTTGCGTATCAAAAACACAGGAGAAATCGCAGGGTTATAAGTCATTAAAGTAGGGGGAAAATAAAATCCCCCTACAAATGATAAATACATGTGATAAGGAGAAACATAGATGGCAATCTCAACTCTATTAAATTTAACAGTACCGTTAGCAAACGATACTAGTGCAAGCAGTCAGGGTCTGCTAATGCCGAAACTACAATACCGTTTCCGTGTAACATTGGAAAACTTCGGTATTACCGGCAACACAACTGAATTAACAAAACAGGTTATTGATGCAACCCGTCCAAACATATCATTCCAACAAATACCGATTGATGTGTACAATAGTAAAATTTATATGGCTGGCAAGCACGAATGGCAAGCAGTTACAATGAATTTACGTGACGATGTTAACGGAAACGTACAACGTTCAGTAGGCGAGCAACTACAGAAACAGTTTGATTTCTTTGAACAGTCTAGTGCTGCTACAGGACAAGACTACAAGTTTACACAACGCATTGAAGTACTAGACGGCGGCAACGGCGCCAATACTCCAGCTGTACTTGAAACTTGGGAACTGTATGGTTGCTATTTAACAAGTGTTGACTACGGATCAATGAGTTACTCAGCAAATGATGCAATGACAGTAGCTCTTAATATTCAATACGACAACGCTGTACAACTTAATGTAGGTGTTGGAACGCCTAACAACTTCCAAGATCGAAATACTGAAACAGGCACAGGTGCCACAGGCGCTGCCGCTCTTTAATAACATTTAAGAGATTGCTTGACTTCTAAGGAGCCCAATGGGCTCCTTATTTGTTATGTGCGCTGTTTAAATATAAGATAAATACTTTATGCCGTTAAATAGAAACTTTGATAACTTTAGCAATTTTGATACCAACAAAGGTATAATGGGTGATTTTACTCATGCTGCAAACTTGTATCGACGCAATAACTTTAGATTATCGCCTAAAGTTAAATTCCTATATCATGTTGTAATAGATGTAAACCCAATAGCGTTACAATCACTTGGTAACAATGTTAGCAACTTATTAAACAAACGTGAGTTTAATATACTAGCATCAGCTGCTGACTTGCCAACATATACTATTAATACAGAAACTATGAATCAATACAATAGAAAAAAAGTAGTTCAAACAAGAATAAACTACAATCCTGTTAATATTGAATTTCATGACGATGCAGCAGGTCTAACAACACTGCTATGGGAAGCCTATTATAGATATTATTATGAAGACGGCAACTATGCCGATCAAGGAACTCGTCCACGTGCATATCAAACTGGCTTATACGATAGTGAGCCTCAAAATACTTATAGACATGGTTTTAACAGAGCAGGCAAAACATATCCATTTTTTAACAGCATAACTATACACCAACTTCATCATCAAAACACTGATAGTCATTTTACTAGTTTTACACTTGTGAATCCTCTCATAGGAGAATGGCAACATGATAGAGTAGATCAATCAGATGGGTCAGGCGTAATGAAAAACACCATGCGTGTTGATTATGAAACTGTACTGTATGATAGAGGATATACAGGATTAGATGAGCCAGCAGGGTTTGCAGACAATGCACACTATGATAGATCACCTAGTCCATATAGTAGTACTAGTACAGAGTCAACGGATAACAAAACAACCGGAGTAGACGAAGGTTGGAAAAAAGTATTCACTGATATATTTTTAGAAGCAATAGGAATAACTGATTTTAATAGCGAACAACAACGCAATCTAAGATCAACATTTTCAACTACTCCAGTTACAACAAATAATAGAGTTCCGTTCAACAACAATGCATTTTTTCCAACAAACTCAACTCAAACAGCTATAACTACAGCATTTCTTGATGCAGCGTTAGAACCAAAAATATCTGAGAGAGAGTTGAGAACTAGCACTATTAAACAAAGAGACTTGGCTAGAAATGCACTTCGAAACTATGCAATAGCACAAGGATCGGCAAACTCTTTTAATGATAATGGACAGTTGTTTGATAACTTAAACACAGTTCAGCAATCTCAACTGCAACAAGCAGTTGTTGATAACTACAGAGTAGATCCAACATTACAAGGTGCAGCATTTACTAGTATTCTTGAAGATATTATAGGTGGTTAAATGAGTAGTATAACTGATAAAAGTATTAATAAATCAACGGACAGTGCAACAGAAGTAAAATCATTTTTT